GCATTTTCAAAGCTCCATAGACCGACATTTCTAAAGCCATATCTTTCCAATAATCGAATCTGCTTTGGTGTGGTCAGACCTTCTGACTGTCGCTTGCTAAGTCGGTCTAGTAACTTGCTAGCTTTACCGTAATTTCCGATTTCGTCAGTAAAAATTCCAAATTTTTCTAAGGCTTGTAACTGATTTTTTGTTGGAGGAGACTGCTCGATTCCAAAGTTAGGTACATAATTCGATAAATCTTCAGCATGGATAGACATTTCGAATTGCAATGGATCCACAAGTTTACGCTTACGCTTGCGCATTTCTTCCAGCTGTTTTGCCAAAGCCTCTTCACGCTGTGCGACAACGTCCTCGGTTGCCTTGACTTCCATATCTTCGAGGTCAAGCATTACACCAGTTTGCTCTTCCATGTTCTCAACCATTTTCTGAGCAACTTCTGGAGTCTCACAAATCAAGTGAGCTGGCCGGCATAATTCGTGGCGTTCAGTGTGCCAGAGGAAGTCTAGCAAAAGCAGTTCTTCCTTTCCTGGATGCAAGCGAGTACCACGCCCTACCATCTGGCTATACAATGCACGTACCTTAGTAGGTCTTAACACGACCACGCAATCTACTGACGGGCAGTCCCAACCTTCCGTCAATAACATCGAATTGCAAAGTACGTTGTAGCGGTCTTTCTCAAAATCTTCTAAAATCTCTGCACGATCCTTGGACTCTCCATTGACTTCAGCAGCACGAAAGCCTTTTGCGTTCAGGATGTCGCGAAACTTCTGCGAGGTCTTTACCAAAGGCAAGAATACAACTGTCTTGCGGTCTGCACATTGTTTGACCATTTCGTCTGCTATCTGTTCCAGGTATGGGTCCAGTGCCGTTCCAACATCACTTGCCTTAAAATCGCCTGCTGACATGCTGACATTTGATAAATCTAAGCTAAGCGGGATTGTCAAAGCCTTGATTTTTGATAGGTACCCTTCTTGAATAGCCTGGATTAGTGAATACTCATAAGCTAAGCTATCGAAGTAAGAACCAAGATTCTTCATATCTCCACGGTCAGGCGTTGCAGTTACTCCAAGTACATTCGATTGTTCGAAATATCCAAGAACACGCTGATATCCATCTGAAATAGCGTGATGGGCTTCATCGACGACAATCGTATCAAACCAATCAGGAGGGAATTGACTAAGTCGTTTCTCTCTCTGCATGGTCTGGACTGATCCAACGACGACTCGATACCATGAACCGATAGAGGTATATTCAGCTTTTTCTAAAGCTGTGCCAAGACCTGTTGCAGTCTTGAGCTTGTCGCTAGCTTGTTCCAAAAGTTCTGACCTATGAGCAAGGACAAGCACACGCTTGCCCTCTTTCACTTGGTCTTCAATAATTTTGGAGAAGACGATTGTCTTTCCACATCCTGTAGGTAATACTAAGAGCGTGCGCTTGCGACCTTTAGCCCATTCAGCTTGAACAGCTTCCCGTGCTTCCTGTTGATAAGGTCTTAATTGCATCCCTTACCTCCTAAAATTGACCAGCTTGATATCCAGCTTGCCCTTGTGGTTGTCCAAAATTCTGCTGCGGTTGTTGGTAGCTTGCTTGTGTAGTTTGTCCTGGCTGTTGGTTCAACACTTTTGTGTAATCAACATCTTCAGCGTAGATCATACCCTTGACTTCGTTGTACTTGTTACCGTTGTACTCACGAACTCCGACCATACATACACCAGTTTTCCCTACGATAGCGTTCCAATCCATACGCAATGGTTCACCTTTTCGTTTTTGGCCAATAGCACCAAAGAACGCTGACAACATACCTTCTGTTGAGCTATGTAAGAATAAGTTGTGACGTAATTCTGTTTCACCTTCATTTGCAACGATTTGAATATGAACGGTCGCCTTGTTACATGCTGGCAATTTGCCAGGGTTCTGTGGATTTGGTGTGTGACGTCCACGCTCGTAGCTCTTAACTGTGAAAGTGTATAGCCCTTCAGGCAGCAATGTGAATTCTACATCTTTTTGGATAGTGTCGTTCCAGTCGTATTCGCGGTCAAAGTTGTTAAATTGTTGTTGTGTCATGTTGTTTTCTCCTTTAAGCTAAAATAGTGATTTTTTTGTTGTTAGCAAGTTCATTTTTTAAATAATTTGCGATGCTTTCGACGGCTTCTAATTTCCATTTACCACCATCTGCTTCAAAAAGTGCCAGGTTCGCCAACTTGTTGATCCGGAAGATGAATTGGCTAGCAGGTTGTTCTACTTCGTTGAAGGTACGATATGGTCGCAAAGTTACTGGATTTGGAGTCTTAGCTTGTGCTAAGCTAGCTACACCATCGCGAACTGTCGCCATTTGACTGATGCCATTGTCCTGTACTTCTGCACCTTTTTCGATTTTCAAATGGCTAGCAAAATCCAAAACCAAATTACGGTCTGCATCATTGATGAACATAGACTGCAGCATAATATTGAATTCTTCCTGATCGCGCCAATTACTGAACGGAATAACTGGAACATTTGCTTTTACAGATACGAGCTGAGGACGTTTACCATTTTCAAAATCAACTTGATCATATACAGATACTTTTTGGTAACTGTCCACAACAAGTACAAGTTTACGATCACTAATGAGATCGTTATCTGATTTGAGGTAGTCAACTAGACTTTTGAGTGTCTGAAGCTCAAGGACAGGTGCGTACTTACGAGGGTTAAGTTCCCGTAAGTCATATTCATCGCTGTCAAAATATTCCTTCCCGGTTTCTGAACGAATGATTTTGTTTTCTTTACCCGCTAGTTCGACTGCGTATGATAATGCATCTTTAATATTTTCTGTCATGGTTAGTTACCTGCTTTCTTTTTGTTGTAATCAATGATATTTGTGTTTTGTTGCTCGACTTTTTCGATAAGTTCGCCAGTGTCAGTTCTCATGTCTCCATTGTCATCAAAGTAAGTCTGACCTGGAATGCCACTTTTGAGCTCATTAGCATGAATTTTACCAGTGTCGTCGCGACCGACAATTACGGTTGTTGCGACACCTTTCTGTGGTGCCAAGGTAGATTTGACTTCCATACCTGTCTTAACGACTGTACGCTCATCGTCTGTTGACATCGTCAGTGTGATCGTGACCTTACGGGTTGCTTTAGCTTCTGTATTAAGGTCCAGAATATTCTCAAGGACTTTTTCAAGTTCTTTGTCAACCTTTTCTTGTAAGGCTGTATTTGCGATTTTTGACAAATCAATTTTAATAGTTTTATCTTTCATAGATACTCCTTATTATATTTTGCTATGATTTCTAATTCCCAGAATCTGCATCGTGAAGGGCAGTTCAGGATCTGCTCGAACCTGATTTTGAATAACTTCCATAGTAGCCTGCCAGTGAGAGACAATCATATCCCAATAATCAGGCGGGAAATTTTCAATCGGAGTTCCTAGCGGGAAGTGTCCACGGATGTATGCGACTTTTTGAAGTTCTTCTTCCGTCACATTATTTTGAGACATGAGGTCACTCAAACTCTTTGGTAAGCTTGTATGATATTGCGCAGATGGTGTCTGAGGTTCGCTAGGAACTTCATTTTGAGGTTTTTCAGCTACCTGCGACATATCGAGAGGTAATTCTTCTTGAACTTGTTCAGGGGCTTGTTGTGCCGTTTGCTGAGGTTCCGGAGCAACTGCCTGAAGTTGTTCGACTTGAGGTTGTGGTGCTTGCACTTGTTGGCCGGCAAAGATATGAGCGATTCCAGCATAGTTGAACGGCATTTCATCTGGCAAACCGTGACGATTTTTGGCATCCCAAGCTGGTCGATGATTGGTATACATCACACGTTCACCGCCCTGAGCTTTCTTTTTGCCGTTATCAGTCGTCATGACTAAGGTTTTGTAGTTTGCAAACAGAACCATGTCTGCCCATTCTTTGACAAGCGGTGCCGTTTTAGAACCTGTCTTTTGGCCAAGTTTCAATTCGTATCGGTCATAGGAACCCATCTCGTCTGGCTGTTCAAACTTCTTGATTTGAGCGTGTGCAGTCAATACTACATTGATACCCATATCAACTAGATCAGATAATGCATTTAAGAAACGCCCCATTTCTTCCTGGACATAAGTATAGCCCTTGCCCCACCCGAAGTCTTCAATCCCTTGTTTTCCATGTTGTGAACATACGTGAGCTACTGCCAATTGTTCTGCCCAGTCAATTGTGTCGATGACGAGCGTTCCACATTCTGTCGGATTCGCCTTGATAAAAGCAATCTCATTGATAAGCATGGTCCAGCTGGTCGGTTTGTCTAACCGAGCCACATCCATGTTATCTGTCGACCCTTCCGTGTCAATAAAAACCGCATTTGGAAATTCAGCAGCAAACGTGGACTTGCCAATTCCTTCAGGACCGTAAATAACTACCTTTTGAGCTCGCGCTCGTTTTCCTCTTGTAATTTGCATTATTTTTCCTCCAGTTCTACTTGTCCAATATATTTCACTTGTGTTTTGTAACGCCCACGAAGAGACTCACGTTTATTATTGTAAAAATCCAACGCCTCTTTTTCTGTATCAAAATACCAATGTCCATCTGGATATGTATCAAAATACTGTTGTACTTTAAATTTCACGGCCATTTAAAATCCTCCTTGCCATGTTGGTGCGACTGTTTCAGCGTCTCCTTGCTGATGTCCTTGCTGAGCGGAACTTTCAAACTTCACAGGTTTAACGCTATACCCGTCTTCAATCAGGATGCTACATTCATCTCCTGTTGATACTCTGGTCGCAATTGCTTGCAGGCCTTCTTGCTCGAGCCATGCTCCAAACTCTTGCAAAGTTAGCTGATCCATTTGTTCCAACTTATCAATCAGTACGAATCCGCATTCTGGTTTCAATTTACGCACGATTGCAGTTGCTACTTGTAATTGTTGACTACCTGACATGTTGTCCCATCGTTGGCCGAGGTAGAGCAATTCGCCATCATCCACTGACAAGCCAGGCAACGGCAAGTCTGCGTTAGTGAGCAAGTCTGTCTTCTGCTTACGGATATCAGCAATCACATTATCAAGTTCCTTATATTGCTCGCGATAGCCTTTGGCATCTTCTTCGGCTTTATCTTTGTCAAGATTAGCACGAACTTTACGATTGATTTCGTCAATCTCTGCGATGTTGTTTTCGATTTCTTCAGTAGATTCATCGATAAGTTCCATGGCATCTGTATTCGCGATAGCCAAATCTTGAGCCAACTGACTTTCTTTTTCTTTGGCATCGGCCAGCAATTGCTCCAATCGTTCAACCTCTGCAGTTGCTGAAGCATGTTGATTTTGGATAGCCACTAAGTTTTGACGTTTACGGGCGTTCTCCCCGTTTTTCGCAAGGATAGCTTGTTGTTGTTGGATAAGTTCAGCGATAGAGACTAGCTCTTTCGGTGCATCTGGGTAGTAAGGTTGCTCTTTAGCAACCTTTTCTTTTTGGTCAGCAATCACACCGATTGCATGGCGTTCGTCATATTTTGCCTTTTCCTGCATTTCCAATTCAACCAACTGCGGGACCACTCCGATGATTTGCAATAAAATTTTTGCTTT